GTTTCCCAGTCACGATCTAGTCATCTGTCTGTCTCCCCCGTAAGCAATGTACAATTTATAAGACCTATCAAGACGAGGCTTTATAACAGTAAGAAAGTAATTTCGGGCGTCATCTCGCTGCAAGCGAAACAAACGGGCTAATTCCACTTCCTTCGGGCCAAAATCTGCAGCTGCATATATATAACCGGGTCTAACTGGCATGTAAAAACTATACTACAGTGCCAAAATGCCAAAAATTATCTTAATTTTAACCTTTTTGCATAATTATACGCTTTCCAACCGTATGTTTCTGTTTTTTTGTGACAGGAAACACATAAAGTACGTCCATTGTTGATGTCAAAACGTAATTCTGGGTAATAAGCAAATGGTTTAATGTGGTCTGCATGAAGTTTGCCTCCAATCTGTGGACATATTTGACATTTCCAGCCATCTCTTTTAAACACTATTTCTCTCCACTCAATGTATTTAGGAGAATTACGAATAGCTTTATTAATTGGAGTAATTCCTCCTCGCCAATTTGGGGCTTTATCTCCAGATACGCCAAACATTGGGTTAGCTACTCCCCTTCGAGTCTTGCTTAAATTTAGACGATATTCATCCGTGTGTTTCTTCCCAAGCATTGGATGCCACTCTCCAGGAGCATAGAATTTTTTCTTACCCGCCCAATAACCAACCCTCCCGAAAGCTGGATGATCCTTCCCTTTAAGTCCAAACATAGGATTATTCTCGCCCTTGGTCTTATTACTCATCTTCTTAAGAGAACTCTGGGTATGTTTCTTTCCCCACATTGGGTGATTACTACCTTTAATCTTTTCTCCGTATGCTTTGTCGGCACAAAAACGGGAACAATACATCCGTCCTTCACCAAAATAATTTTTACCACACCTGTCACAGTCTCTTTTGTATTTAACTGGCATAACACAAAGTTTACACCTTTATATTCCCATTGTCAAACCCCTTTACCCTTAATACCCACCTTGTTCTGGTAAATGTTTTTCATAGTCAATCTGATCCAGAGTGCCTTTGTATAAGACCTTAAACGCCTGTAAAGCAATGGCTGAAGCAAATATAAGGTCATCATGGAAGCTACTCTGAGCAATCATGTTCCCTCCATCATCAAAGACGAACGTCAACATCTCATCAAAAGTCTTCTCGGAATGGATCTTTAGACTTCCGTCTGCTAATGATTCCCTAAGGTCATCTATCATCAAAGGCCTCGTAACCTTTGTTGTCCGCCATCCGAGTCTATCGCTATAACTTGTCCCCATCTGGTCAAATTTAGCAGGACGGAAATAAAGTTTCGGATACATAAGATTCTTCAAGGTAGTGACAGTCGTCAGCCCGTGGTTATTGATCTCTACATTTAGATAAGCATCATACAACCGGCCCCACTTGTTAAGTTGTGTGCCAAACCTATCGGGCGACATGTGTCCTCTCCACATCGCAACCTCATCCCCAGTCTCTCTGTCAAACACAGTAAAAGTTGAATAGTCTCCACCCGTGACTCCTTCTGACACGTCAACCCCAGCACAATATTGCCTCCCTGGCCTAGGGGGGAAATACATAACAAGACCGTCCTCTGTTTGAGTTACTGTTGTCTCAACTCCGTTCTCGTCCTTTACTTTATCCCCAGCTCTATATATGCCCTTCCTGAGCTTCTTAATAAGGGCTGAATCAAAGACAGGGCGACCAGATGAAAGGAATTCAAGCCCATACTCTTGGGCAAAACGCATTGGGTTATTAATACGACGCCTAATGACCTCAACCTCTTCTTCCGTATAGTGCCACCACCAGCCATATTGCTTTTTACAATAACCATTGTCCGCCATCCACATTCTGTGGTAAAGATTGCCGATGGCATTTGGAGTAGACTCAATGATAATCTTTCCATCTTTGGGAACAGCATTCTCAATTGCCAACATCTTCTCTTCAGCCTTTTCCCAGAAAGCAAGTTCAGTTAAAAGAACATTATGAAGGGTGTACCCTCTACCTACATTTTCTGAAGACGGGAGTACTAGAATTTTAGAATCTATAGCAGGGAATGATATTTCATATTTTGAATTATACTGAATTTGTGGACGTATAGACTCGGGGGTCGTTCTATAAAACGTTTTTACTTTATCAAGAAGTTCTGCCGTAAGATCTGAGTTATAACCAATAAGTGCAGTATTTGTCCCTGGGGTGGTAATTGTTTTATGATAAAGATAACCCGTTACTGCTGTGGAAAACCCCATTTGTCTTGCCTTCAAAATGATAACTCTTGAATTTGTATTTAAGGCATTAAAAAGATCCTTCTGTGCTTCATTTAAAATAAACTGAGCAAGGCCTGGAGTCTTACCTTTAAGTTTTGTAAAAGATTCTAAATAAAACTTAGGATCAAGAAGCTTTTCTATCGGAATATTACTTGTTGGGGTTGCTGTCATATATACTTGAGGTTATTTCATCTTCATCTTCCATTGCTTTCCTTGCCGATTCTGGGATTACAGGTTGTTTCACCTCATACTGTGATGGAATGCTAATTTGCGAAATAGAATTTCCCTTCTCTTCCTCAATCTTCTTAAGAAGAACCTCCTCCCATGTTCCTGTATTACTGCCCTCCTGCTCTTTATAGTCATCCATCCCAACCGACTTCAGTAATGTCTGGTATGCCTTAAGTCTGTCTCCATCTTTCTCTCCTGATATCGCAATGTCTCGTATCCCTCCAGCAATAAAATCAAAAGAAATTCCTGCTCTGGCAAGAGACTCATGATATTCCTTCCTCATGGCCAACTTATCAAGAGTTCTATAAACTTCTGCTACTGATTTTACCCCAATAATTTGTCTAAGCTTTTTGGGGTCTTGTGTTACCTGAAGGGCTTTAAGCAAAAACATCTGTTGTGTTGTGTTTTGTGTTCCTCTATTAAACCTAGCAGAGGTGTACACAACTGGCTTAAGTCTTGTTTTATTTTCCATATTTCTTCTTCTTATTTAGTCTTCTTACAAAAGGAGCAAAATCATACCTACATATATCATACATCTGACCGCCTTCTTCATCTAAAGAAGATAATGCATGATTTGATGCCCAATTTACAAAATCACCAATCTTCATTGAACGCCTTTCGGCTTCTTCTAATATCTCCAATCTATCATGACAATGGTACACAAAAGACAAGTGATCAAGAGTTAAATGCTTATAAGGATATTTAAAGTATTCAGGTTCAACAAATGGATTATAATCAGAAAAATTTGGAAAGAAATCTGCAAAATATGTTGGAATTGCAACAAATATCAAACCATCTGTTAGTGGTTTTTGACTAATTCCTACTATTGACTTCATAAAGTAGGCAAAGGCCCAGTCTGTAGTAAATCCATTACTAGAGCGTGAACCTCTACGACTTCCATTGTAAAGGAAATGTTGTTCTAGCCATATTTGCTTTACAATAAAATTGAACAGAACAAGATGAGCTTCTTTATAAAAAGTCCTAAAACTAGAAGCAAGTTCATCAACTGAACCCAGTGACGAACCTATGCTATTAAGGACATTCTCACTAGGTTTACGTGAGATGTCTTCATATACCTTGGGATACTGCTTCATTTATGTTTTGATTATTCATATTATTTTGTGGCGATACGCCTAAGTCTATCGTTGCATTAGGATCTGGCGGTGTTCCAAACCCCAAACCGTCTCCCCCTCCCAAAAGTACTTCCATTGCCTTTTCAAAATTGTCAGCAAGTTCAGGACTACTACTTCTCAATTCTGACATAAACTTAGCAACAGATGCCGTGTCTGTAAGATCAACCCCTGCAAGTTGTAACTTTTCAAAAACTTGTTTCAAAAGTTCTCTACGAAGACGTTCTGTCTTATTGCTTGAGGCAAATTTCATAGCACTAAATGATCCAAGTTTATTCTTTATCTGAGCAATCATATCAAGAAGGGCTTGTCTTTGCTCTTCAGAAACTGGCTGATCTCCACCTTGTAATGCCTGAGAAGGATCTCCCGTCGGAGCTTGTGATACTCCTGGCAATGGCATTTGTGGCATTCCTGGTTGTGGTTGGTTTGGATCCATATATTTATTACATTAACACAGTACTTTACTTTTGTCCTTGTACAAACGTAGTGTTAACTGGGGCTTGGACGGGTACACCTGTGGCCTGGAACAATGTTCTTACTGTACGTGACACAGCAGGTTCCTTACTAGATATACCCAATTGGTTTTTACCTGCTTTTGCCCTAGCAAGCTGTCTCCATCTATAACTTGGGATATAGTCTACTACTGCTTCTGGAGTTGGTAGCAAACCTGCGTAAGAGGCCACATTAGGTACAAAAGCCTCACCAAGAGAGCGAGCACCATAACCCATCTTTTCTAGTGCGGTAGCATCAACTGGATACAAAGGTTGACCAAACTGACCTTGTGGCCTAATGGCTTCACCAAGTATCAAGGGTTGAATTAAGTAATCAAATAATGTACTTCCAACTGGATCTTTAAGTATTGGAGAAGATTGGATATACTGAGCTAATTTTTCAGGTACAGTATCTCCATATTCAGTTTTGGTTGGATTAAACATGTTCAATGAATAATAAGGGATCATGCTAGCCATATTAAGATAAATAGGATTTTCATTAAAGAATGGAGTCCTAAACATTCCTGGCTGTTTAAGATACGAGTAAAACTGAGTATCAAGTGCTTTCTTTTCTAGTGGATTCTTTGTTCCCCCAAAATCATTCATAGCAAAAGTAACCTTATTAAAAGCAGAAGGATTATAAGCTAATGTCTGTCCTGTTTTAAGTGTCATGCCGTACATAAACGAAACAAATGGAGAACCAAGAAGGGGGAAGTTTCTAAGAACACGCACTGCAGCTGGCATTGCATTATAATTTAAATACATTACATTGGCCAACTCTATTGCTGTTTTTGGAGAAAGTCGGTATAAATATTGACCTTTCTTTGAATATTTAACCAATTCTTCTGGGTTTATATCTACAAGATGTCTAAGTTGTTTAAGATGATTAAGACTATATCCGTCTACCGTAGCCCTAAGGAATGTTGCCATCTTAAATGTCTGGTCAATGGTCTCATAATTAGAAGGCATTTTATTAAGAGAAAAATCAAGAAGCTTCCATGCCATATTAGAGGGATCTGCTTTTGCCTTCTCTGCAACGTGTTCAAACATTTTGGCCGTAGCAGGTGAATTAAACATTTCATTAGTAAGCATTCCTGTCCCAATTTCTCCACGAGTAATCTCTTTCCCGCTCTTTAATAAACTACGAACTGGTTCAGTTCCAGCCTCAACTCTAACTTGAGACAATTCTTCTACTGCCTTCTTCACGTCAGATGCAATGTCTTCAGCTTTCACGGTAGAGGATACTATTCCAGCATCACGGGCCGCACGAAGCAATCTTTCTGCATTATAATTTGTATTTACAAAGTCTAAGGTTCCAAATGTTCCTCTGGCAGCAGTTCTGTTCTCTCCTAATGCACGACGGATCATATTTTCATCCCCCATTTCTTTTCCTGCATTCATTAAAAGATCATCTAGAAAGGCTGCAGCCCCTGGCTTATTACGATACATTTTCCACGACTGATTTAGGCGTCCAAGAAACTCTGGACCTATGTCCCCCCCCGCCATGTGGGTCATTAACATGTTTCCAACCACTGCGTTTACATAAGAAGTAGGAGACGCTCCAACCTTTGCAACACGAAATATACCCATTGCCTTGTCATATGTGTCCATAACCTTCTTACCGACCTCAACAACCCTATTGCTGTTTCTTCCTACGCTTAATTTAAAATTCCTCGTTGTTCTCATCATATTGTCAAACCACTTCACTCCAGTCTCATCAAGAACTCCAGAATTTACTATCTTAGATAGGTCTTCTATCGTAATAGTCTCACCTCCAATCTTTTCATTTGCAATCCGTAAAGCATTTTCAATAGGATCTGAAGAAATATAAGGAGACGGATTCTTCATTATTTCAGAAGCATCATCAACTCCATTTACTATTTTTGGGGCAAGTTGAGACAACTTTTTATCAAGACCTATGCCCGCCAGTTCAGCCATCTTTTTATCAATATCCTTATTATTTGCTACAACATTTGCACCCGAATCAATGTCTATATCAAATAAAGACTTACCCACTGGAGTACTCTTAACCTTAGCGGTTATCTCTTCTGATGCTTGTTTTAAGAATGGTTCTATGGATTCCCCCTTAACACTCGCATTTATAGCACCTTTTAAATCTACACCAGAACCCAAGGAATCCTGAATAATATCTTTTATTCTAGCCTGACGTACCCACTCAATTGGGTCATATACAAAATTCTTTAAAACAGTTTGCCCTCCTGGGGTTGCATCAGCAACCTTATTTATCATCTCCCCAAGTCCCATACGATAATTACCTATACCTGCCCCTCTCTGTAAAACAAGTTTCCCTGCATTAAGCCCACTAAGAGCTTCCCACGTATCAGTTGCCTTTAAAGCACCTTCCCCCAGCTTGGCAAATGTTTCTGATTTTCTAAAAAATGGAGTAAATCTCCCAATAGTATTGGCCTTTTCAAGGACACCTGATTTAGCGGCTGCAGATATCCCCTTGAGCAACCCCTCCCCAGTTTCAACTCCTTTGTATGCACCAACTGCAAGCCTTGGGACAAGTGCACCAGACCCCATTGTCAACCAATTAACTGGATCCATCCCAATGTCTAAAGCAAAACCAAGCGGAGCAGCAACAGCCCATGGAACATTTGCTGTCTTTAGAACATCTCCAAATGTATTCTTATTTCGTTTGATATTATCAGCAACATCCTGTTGCAAGGATCCGCTACCTTGCCCAATAATATGTTTTGTCGCTCCCACAACGCCATAGAGCGGTCGAGACAAATAATCTAAGGTTGTTCCAATTATTCCTTGAGATGGTTCTGCTTCTCCTTCTTGATTCGCCCTGGTATCAGTGCCGTACCATTGTGTCTTAAGTTTCTTGTCAGTTAAGCCCTGGATCTCGCCCTGAAGTCTCTGAAGAGACTCTTGATTTGAAATATCATAAGTAGATGGGGTCCCAGTACCTCCAAGGGCTGTTGGGGAAGAGTTTAGCCTATCTTGATAGGTCGAAGACTGGTCTTTAAGTCCAGAAATCTGCTTCTCAAGATTTGGAATATCTGAGATATTTGTAGCCATATATAGAAGAAGTGTAACAAAGGCCTATTCCCCTACGCCATATTCATCTAAATCTTGTCCTAAAGTACGCTCTCTTGGGTCCAAAGCACCCTCTAACCCTGTTTTTTCCTCTAGCTTTTTAAAGTACTTTTTCCAACCAATATGGGGATACCACTTAAGCATATACGAACCTTTAATCATTGTTTGTATTTTTCCAGCCCAACCTATGCTATCTTTCTTCTTTACTAAAGCAAAATCTCCTATGTGAGGCAATCTTACCACGCCATGCCTTCTTAATTCTTGCGTTAAGAGACGAACTAAACCCATATAAAAGTCCTTTACAGTCTTGGCGTCAACGTAATTATTTTGTTCAGAGAGTAGTCTAAAAAATCTGTCCTCATCTAGGACCCCTTTTTTAGCTAAAGCACGAACGTTAATTGGAGAAGTGTGTGGCACAAAATTTTATGATTCTAATATATAATTTGACATTGATTTTGATGGTGACGAGATTACTGTTTACTCGTATATATGGTACTGATTCAGCTTTTATATTTGCAATATTGCAAGCCCACTTGCAACCATTGGAGCTACCCGACAGTTAGACGACAGGTACTTGCTCAAAATATCGTCCAAAGGTTCAGGGTCTCGAGTTCCTAAACCTTTAGCTAATAGATATTGGGCGATTCAGTTTATCTACGCCCGCTTGACTCGTGTAAGTCAGATTTAATGTTGTCCACATAATCCACTCCTCTACCATCCTCTGTAGATTCATGTTGCCTTACCCCCACGAAGGGTTATTCAGCCACGCCATCAAAATAAACACCAATTTTCAAAGAACTTTTTTATTATAAACTTATTATTATGTTTTTGTCAAATCTCGCCCGTCCCAAACCTTTTTACCACACCTCTTGCACCACACAACAACTACTTCCACAACAGTCCCATCAGAATAAGTAAAATCAGATATCCCAACTTCATATAAACCATACTCTTTAGGTGTCATTATCTTGTGAAGTTCGCTGTTAAGGAACTGTTCAATACATTCTTTGCAATGTAAAAAAAGTTTGGTTTTCTTATAGTCAAAAGATTTATTATCTACATGTTTTATTTTCATGGTGTGTGGATATGGAGGGAATCGAACCCTCGTCCGCCTTAATACTATTACAACGTCTACGAAGACTACTGATGCTTTAATTTTCACAGAATTTGGAAGCATAGAAACCTCTTCCTGTATATCAGCATTTATATCTTAGCTCGTCCCAAGCTGAACTACAGACGAACGTGCAACACCGCTGTTATTAAACCCTTATCCTCCACGGTCATTAAAAGAATAAGGATTTCGTCTAGGCTAAAACGAAATCTGGATACAGATCCGCTGGTACGGCCATATACGAACCAAGGAGGTTGTCCTTAGCATTTGTGTTTGTCTCCCAATCAGAAGTTCGGAGACAGTCTTCTCTTCGCAGTTGTAAAAGAACTTAAGACGTCTAAACCAGTCATACCCAAGGGACCCCTACAAAAACCAGTGGACCTGGGATGTCACTGGTTTTTGTAGTTTTAACACCTTTCAGTGTTGGCCTTACAAAGAGTTTATACTCCTCCTTTCTGTTTGTCAAGGCAAATAGGACTTATTATCAATAGTATCTTCACAAGGAGTGGGAGAGATCAAATCCCTCCCACGCTCTGAGAATGTACTAGAATTTACCCATTAACCACAGAACTACGCCCACAAACAAGGCAATCAAGATAATTACACCAAATGGTGGAAAGAATCCAACGAGGAGCGGTTTAAGGTAATTTCCAATAACAACCATTGCAACAATAGCAATGAGCAACTTATAAATTATATCCATATTCATTTTATTTAATTAGCTATTAACTAACCGAGAGGAGATGAGATTGGAATGTTGTAACGATTCAAAACAGCTACGAGAACCTTCAAGAGAACACCTACTCCAATGAGAATTAAAGCTACATTGAGGTTGGTGGTGATTTGAGTTAACCCCGCACCTCCTAGAGCTGAGGCCATGTCTCCAACCGACAATACATTGTTATTCATTTTCTAAGGATAAAGAATTATTAATTTCTGTTTCGTAATTGGCCCGACTACGCCAACCACATCTATCCCATACTTCAGTTGAAAGGCTTTTACAGCCTTAATTGTAATGGGACCATAGATTCCCGACGAATCTACATTAGCAGGGAATAGACCCTCAAACTTGAGGCAATTTTGAAGAGAGATAACCGATCCATCGTAGTGTGGCTTTATAATCGTAGATTCCTCAAAAGCAAAATTTTGGAAGTGTGCGGCAAAGAAGTTGCGAGCCTTAAAGAAATCCTCGGTAATTACCCGCTGGCCATTCATAGCAGTTCCTATCCCCCAAGAGTCATCTATAATGAGAGCTTTTATGCCGTTATAGAGAGTAAAATCAACTGCGGCAACGGAATGACGAAGGGTACTTGGGGCGTACCTATCAAGGTTAGGATTAATAACGGTGGGTACGTTTGTCCACTCTGGATAAGTGAAGTAAAACCATACCATCACCGCCTTGCCTGTCTTTTGGATGATTGAGGCAACCGTATCAATATCAGTGGGAGAGACAGTCACATACGCTCCAAGTTTAAATATCTCCCCAATCTTTTCCATAAAAGGAAGTACATTTATTGAGTCCATCTGCGAGTCCGACATATTCTCGGAAGGAGCGAATTGCTCCAAAGTTGTACCTTTGCGTGCAATCTCAAAAGCATTATTTCCCTGCATACCAGCAGAAGGCTTATTGGATCGTCTTTGATAAATATGACTAGCTGAAATATCTACATATACCCCAGTTTTGAGCCATATATACACTCCATAGAGTTTGCGTAATGTTTGTGCAACACAAGAACCGCTACCATTCTGCGAAAAAATAGGAAACTTACGCCATGCTGATTGTGGCTTTTCAACCCAAATAACAGGTTCTATGGCTGAAACTATCTCTGCAAATTTATAATCCTTTTTAATTTCTTCTTCAGTTCTGGTATCAAGTAAAACTCCAGGATTAGGAAGATTCTCAATTAAGGTTTCATCAGTCATATTAGATATTCTACATAAGGCCTATTATAATTATTGGGGTCGTTTTGTATTAATATACTCTATAAGTCTCTGAAAAATACCCACTAATTCTATATTTCCAGCTACTTCTGATTTAACAAGCCTTATATTATCACCATCGGTCTCTATAATAATTTGACGCATCTTATTAGAAGATTTAAGAGGGTCTTCCTTTTTAGGACTAATCTCTTCATTAGATATATTTTGTATATCTTCTTTTGATTCATTTATTTTCTTTTTTTCTTTTTTCATCATATTATTTATTTTATATTTTAATAGTATGCAAGATATTTCAAAACACCAGCAACATAAATTGGAATACGACCTGTTGCTGCTCCACCTCCTCCAGTAGGATCTGTATTGTCGGTAGCAACATTCATTATAGATTGAATAGTGGCTCCTGTAAAATCTATTCCACAGGCCTTACCTCCTACTCCTGAGTTTGTTGCATCAATTCTCATTGCAGCAACAACCTGATTATCTGCACTGGCAGCTCTATTAATATAAATACACCTAAGAACATGCGAAGTCGCACTATTGGCAATATATAAAGAGTCTTTGACAGCTGCACTTGTTGCAGTAATACGAATACCATAACTATTGCTACTTGTTCCACTGTACGTCATATCAATAGAGGGGTAATCTCCACTTGTAGACAAAACAACCTGAGCTTCTCCAGATGGATTGCCTGATATATCAAGAGCAGCATTTGTACCTGAATGATTTATTTTTATACCATTAGTGCTTGCCCCCGCCATATTAATCCCAGTAGATCCAGCATCAGTCATATCAATACAAATTGACGCAGAAGGATTATCTATGGTAATAGCTTTTGCACTTGAACCAAGTCCCGACGGTATAATAATTTCAATACAACGAGAGGCGGTACCATTTGGAGTTATCGTCAAAATCCCAACACCCGCTGTATCTCCATTGTTAATAACTAAAACTGTACCTGTTGAATTTATCGCATTAAGTCTTGTAGTTGACGAAAGTAACTCTATTCTTGCCCCAGAAGCTGCTGTTCTAATCGTACCTCCAGTGATGATGCCTCCCAGCAACGTAAAGTCAGTCCCATCATAAGTCATTAACTTAGTAGCAGAACTTCCAATCTCAAACTTAGGCTTGGTGGCAGAAAAATCATAACCCAGAATAAAGCCATTAGTAGAATCCTGGCCAAAGTCGGTCTTTCCATAATTAAGAAAAACATCAGTACTAGGAGACACTGCCGTTAGTCCAGTAGCACCAACACTCCAATAATTTGTACTAGTACCGAACTTACCAGAGGTTGCGTTTATTGTCCCAGTCAGGTAAACACTATCGCTATAAAGTCCCCAAACATCTGTTCCACTTAGCCCAACATTTGAGTCCGTTATTCCCTTTAACCACCCATATCTTCCATGAAGAGTATAGTCTGTATATGTAGTTGAATTCCTCCCATAAATATCTATATATGGGCTATTTGCCGAAGAGCTATCCAGTAGTATAAAACCTGTTTTCGTTCCGCTACCAACCCCCATGGAAACAACCGCAGTTCCTTTTGTCCAGACTGGATTATTATTAGAGGAATAACTCCCCGCCAAATCTCTCGTTACAACATATGTCGGAGCAGAAGCTACAGATGTCACTAGCATCCACTCATCATCGGTCCCATCTTTTATCCTTATAACCTCATTGGCTACAAAAGAAGACTCACCTGTAATTGTTAGAGTTGAAGAATCTAGTGCGGTCATATCAGTATCCAAAACATCTGCCTTAGAAACAAGAACCATTCCATTGACTGCCGAAATGGTGTCCTTCTCAAAGACAGACGTTCGTATGGTCCCCCTAACTGTCACATTTTGAAACTCAGCAGTACCATCACCATTGATACTCCACCCTGTTCCAAGCGGACCAGAGACAAAGGGGACAGACGATATTGATCCAGTGCTATCAATTATGATCCCACTCGAAGATAAGCTAGTAGAATTAATTGTCCAACCTCCAATCTCTCCCGTTAGTGCCTGAATTTCTCCACTAATAAAAACATTTGTAAACTCAGCATATCCTGTTTTTCCGTCAATATAAAAGCCAATGCTTTTTGGTTTCCAGTTCTCGGATCGTATAAAATTCTTAATCCAAACATCGCCCATGGCCCCATCGCTTTTAACGGGCTGACGTTCTACATTCCCATTACTTTGATTTGTGTCACCTGATATCCCGATTCCACCAGAAACATCTCCTCCAGCAGAAGAACCTACGCTTGTTGTTGGCGTAGGTTGACTTGCCTTACTTACATTGACAATATCCTGTTCTGATCTTTGTAGGAAATTATCATAAGGACGATCTAGTTCAGTGTAATCTGTCTTACCATCCTTTGCCATGTAGACATAATAGCAAAGTCCTGCCCCCTAGAACTCAATACCTTTTCCGCAGTCTATTACAGGCAATCCCATTTCCCTCCACCCCCTAATTATTGACGGACGATCGTCCAATACAGCATGAACAACACTCTTGTCTGGAAAATAGTAATTAAATAAATCTTTTTTAACATCAGTATCTGGGCGCTTGTCTCCAGATCTACGCATAAGAAGAGTATAGGCAAAATTAAGATTATTGTCGCTCAGCCATTTTAGTGTCACCTCTTTGTAATCTTCTGGACGAGCGGTCATAAATATAATGGTTTTACCTTCAGTTTGATACCGAAGAAGCTTGTCTCTAACGTCTTCTCGCACGGGATCATTAGACATCTCAGAGAAGAACGCTTTCCAATCTTTCTTCTCGCCCTCTGGCTTATTTACATAATGAAGTCTACTCGTTGGGTCAGAAATTGTACCATCAATATCACAAAGCACAATGCTGTCTCGTTCAAAGACAACAAGACCTGCCCTGATGGCCATGTTCTTTATCACCGTGCTACCGATTGGCTTCTCTCGTTCAGAATCTCTCTGTATACAGGTTTCAACAGACACATCTGTCATGTCTACAGTCTCAATCTTTACGTTTAAATCCTTGGCAAGATCTTTCCACGACCGAAGAGTACTGTCGTTAAGGTTGGTATCGTCTATTATCACGTTTGTACCTTTCTGAAGATACATTTTGGCAAGCTCACGAGAGGCGTCACGGGTTAACCCTTCGTTACGTCCCGTAAACTTGTCTCCATGTAACATTGTTCTTAGTGAATCCTTGTTTATTCTTACCGTGTTCCCATGGCTAAGAAGCTCAAGACATTTTGTTGTCTTGCCTGAAGCTATTAACCCCCTCATGATTGTCATCTTAGCCATAATTATTATGTATCTATGTCATTTTTAAATACCCTCTTACCATGTGGTCTACACATTTTCCAAATCTTGTCAGTTGGAGATTTGCCATCAAGGAGGGCAAAAACAATTCCAGCGTGCTTAGATTCATGTTTGTTTATAGCAAGTGCCTGCTCCTTGCGGGTAGGTAGATCTTGAACCTCCTCAAAAATTTTCTTAGCCTCATCTGCAATTGCAGAAAACTTATTAACAAGATCAGTAGACACATTCTGTATCCACTTAAAGAACTCATCTGGGACCTTCTCAAGTAGAGGTTTCAAGTCCTGTCCATCTCTGAGCATCTCCCAGATTCCAATCTCAGACAAACCAGTTACGATCTTATGCAAGCGAACATACTCAGGAAACTTAATCTTCATGCGGATATTGGCCTCAGGAAAGAATATGACAAAGCCTTCACTGTTGGGAGCGTCTAACTTCTCAAGGGTAGTCCAATCTTCAGCAAAGTGCTCCTCTGTCCTACGAACAGGCATCACGTGATCAAGAAGCTGCTTGCCAGTGGCGGTTTCAATAGAAGCAAGGTGAACAAGACCAGAGAAGTCGTAGTTCACAACTATTTTATTCTCAGGATAAATTATCTCAAAGAGGTGAGTGACTTCATTCCCATAAGGCTCGTCACCCTTGTTCTCCCTCCACCAATTAGTTGCCCAGACAGCTTGATCCGAGACGAAAGATCCTCTAGTGGCAATCCAAGTCTTCCCATTGAGGTTGTACATTATCCCCAAGCTTCCATCCAACTTCTCAGTCACAATAGGTTTCTCATTTGGGATGGGCCAACCGTTCTGAACATGTTCCTGGAAGTTATGAAACTTAGCAAACGGACGGGCAAGAATCTCCCCAGTCTTAACATTCATTATAAGGCCACGGCACTGGCGAGTTATATCATCCCATACTTGAGAGAATTGAGTTTCCTGTGTGTAGTTAAATATCCTTACATCTCCATCCTCAGGATGAACTTGTTCAGAGACTAACCCTTTGTCTATATATGGCTTAATTTGTTCGTAGGTTATCATTCTTTTGTTCTGAACCACGCATAGTATGATCTCTGTTCCCCCTGGATATCTGGCCAATCAGCATGAATGATAAGGATAGGCAATCCAGCTTTCATCCTCTGCCAATTCATAAACATCCTTCCTGTCCTTCCGTTTCCATCTATCCACGGATGTATCCTCTCAAATTCTATGTGGTCAAATTTAATATATTCTCCATCCTCTCCTGGGATGTCAATAGAGGTTTTGACATCTGACAACCAAGACTCAATTGCCGTTGGAATCTCACTCCACTCTAATCCTTCTCTTCCTCCTATATAAACTTTGCAGGTACGGAAAGCTCCCTTATCTTTTTCTGGTATCGGCTGATTTTTCATTAGTATCTTATGCACATTCAATACTACTTCAGTGGTTAACACTTTTTGTTTAGCAAGGTACCTCCACGCCTTCTTTGCATCTTCTAAATCCTCTAGGCCATAGACACCCTCTATGGCATTTGATTCAAGTAAGAACTCTTGAATTTCTGCATCTTTATATTTTACTTGTTTCATTTTATTAAGCTTATTTTGGTGGTTGAAATCTGGGGGCGAGAAATTGCCTAAATTGCATACTGCCTGTGCTATTTTCAGTCACACATCTGCTAGCCTAATCTAGCCCTCTTTTTTTGAGCTAAGGTGCAAATTAGTATAGTCATCTCGCACTTGAATTAGAGTTTGGCAGTGTGCGTATTTCTACACAGTAACCACCCTTATCTCGGTGTCTACCTTTTCCACCACCCCAGAATTCAAATACCAATACTCTTCCAGCATATCCCCTTCCTTTCTATTTGTCAAGCTACAAATTGTTCGTAATATCAGTGAACTTGTTAGTGACGTTCTTAATGGTAGAAGAAGTGTTAAGCCCTCCATGCTCATGATATGTCCATGTCTTCATCTTGCAGACGGTGCAATAGAACCGCTGATGTTTATTGTTCTTAACATGACTATTTTCTTGGTCCAATAAACTTTTGAAGGCCTTTTTGAAGGCTATACGCCTCTTTTTCTTCTGTTGTTTATTTCTGGCCTTACGATTGTTAAAATCTTGAAGCGATTCCATGTTTCTCATGTTATATCCTATTTTCTATTTGTCAAGTGCTGCTCGGGTAGGACTCGGACCTACGACATCCTCGTTAACAGCGAGGCGCTCTACCAGCTGAGCTACCGAGCAATCAGTCAAATTTATGAGGAACAAAACTAACCTTGTCAACAGGACCTTCTTGTTTAACTTCACTAGCCTTCTGTGGACTCTTCTTCATAAACTCCTTCATCTTCTTAGCTTCCTCTAACAACTCTTCTTTAACTTCTCTTTTGAAAAAATCCCAATATCCATACAACTTGCCATATTCTCTCCACTGAGAAACCCCCATTGGGATAGAATCTCTCAAACTCAAATTTAAGGGTTGTTCTAATTTTCCGTTATTTGGATCGCAAGGATAATTAGACATAATTATTTCTTTTCAGTCCCTTCTTCTCTGGTGCCAAAACCTATAGCAGAGCCAAACTCCGAAGACTTAGGATTCCCTTCTTCAATCTCTCTTAATATCTTAACCGTCTCGTCAAGGCTATTCTCTAGACAAAGAACAGAAATAAGACATTCAGCAAGAGATGCAAAGGAAAGGTCTTGGGTCTTCTTAATCCAAAGTTTAAGATTCTCTTTCTTGGGAAGCTTCTCCTTCAAAAAAGCAATTCTAACTTCATCGCTTGGAGAGTCAACTTTATAAATACGGTCAAACCTTCTTGGGCGGTTAACAAGACGCTTGTCAAGTTTCTCTGGGTAATTACTAGTGGCGATGTTTATAACTCTGTCTATCTGGTTATCTCCATCTAACAATGAAAGAATCTCAGAATCTCTAAACTTGTCAATGATAGCATCAATATCTTCAAAGACACAGACAATTGGCCTATCTGGTTCAACTTGGCGAAACACCTTAAGCCCATCAGCAAAAAACTTGGGGTTATCACAAACAAAAACAACCCCACCTTTTTCTATGATATTTTGAGCAACCTGCCAAACGATTGATGACTTACCTGTCCCCTGGGGGCCGTATAACAAATACCCACGCCTATGTAAAAAACCATGACTGGAGAAACTATCTTTTTTAGACCAGAAATCGCTTATCTCATTGAGCAACCTATCAGCAAGCCCTCCCTTAAAACGGATTATCTTGTCGCTTTTGATGTACTTCCCCACAAAAAGAGGGCCATTATCATTGTTATCTTTAGAAATGCTGTAACAACCCCCAGGAAGTTTAGAGTGAGTCACCGAAACAGACTTAAACATTTTAGCACCAACAGACCCCCACCGATTTGGCTTCATAACCTTTTCTTCTAGGTCTCTCAAGTCCCAAAGCCCTTCTTCAAGAGCATTCCCCTCAAACACTGAAACAGGTTCATTTTTTAATCCCATATTTTATTCAATTATAAAAACCTTATCCGTCCCATAATAATCCTCCCAGTAAGCATTGTAATAAGCCAGCATTCTTTCTAGGCGATCCTGAGAAAGTTCAGAAATCCCAAGATGTTCCATAAATACGTGAATAGCATGCTTGGCAATCCCCACCTCTTCAAAACTTTCAACCCCAGCCTTAAATTCAGCAGTATAGCCATAGCCGTCGGTTTTTTTAACAGAAACAATAATCTTATTAGCTATAAAATCCTCCTTCTCTACTGCCCGTTTAGACTGACACTTAAAACCATTCTTTGTGATGAGCTTATCTAGTTCAACCAAGGTCAGGGGGACTTTCTTCTCAATAGATAGACCTCTGTCATCATAATAATCCTCCACAGAAGATTTGATAATGATAAACACCTCCCCGTCTTTATCTTTAGAACAGACAGCAATCTCTCTGTTGACAAGAGACTTAATCTCTATATAAGCCTTATCAGAAATATAGAAGGCAAGATCTTCTACAAGAGACTCTAAATCTCCTCCTTCAAAGTAGTGATCAAGCTGTTTAGACGTAGAGATAAGCCTACAGTCAGGATCCACTTCCTTAATAATATCTTTAAGTTCTTCAGCCTTCTCCTTGCTACCCAAGAGAGATTTAACTTCTACTTCATAATTATGGGGAATAGTAGGTAACATTAAGCTTATTATAGGGGTTGTTATGCATTTGTCAAGGAAGTTAAGACCTTATTTCTTAAGAATTCTGAATAATGTCTTCTATTTTCTTTGTTTGTAACCCACTCTAGATTGACCGCATTGTTATTAAACTTGTTAGAATCTTTATGGTTAACCTGGGGCTTATTTAGAGGATTAGGAATAAAAGCTTTGGCAACAAGACGATGGGCTGGATAATGATTCTGTTTTCCTTCTTTTGTAACTAAGGATATTCGTAAATACTTGCTACTTCCTTTGTTGTTCCATTTAGATTTTGAGTTCAAATAAGACTTAACTGGTTTCACAATTCGTCCACCGTGAAGTCTAGAAGAAATGTATGGGTAGTTTAGATGTCTTCTAATCCTGCCTAAATTACTTACTTGATAGAGAGTTTCAAAGCCTACTACATCTCTCCATTCCTCTCCATGGAGATCAGGTGGAATTGGTTTTTTATTTGATTCAAACTTATTTCTCTCCTTACACCGCATACTACAATACTCTTTTGGTATAATTGAGGTTAAGCATATTGGACAAAAGTGATTACATGTCTCCATTTTAATTTTGTTATATTAATAAATACCTCCTTACATAAATGTTATACTAAAAATAAAAGGAGGTCAAGTTATGTAAAAATTTTGAAAATTTTA